CTTATGGTGAATTTCAAAATGAGACTATTAACTATACTGGTAAATCTAGTAATGATTTAACCGGATGTACTCGAGGAACAACAGCTCCATATAGAGGGATTACTCCATCCAATACGACTGCCCGAACCCATAGTAGTGGAGCTCAAGTTTTTGGTTCCCATAAAGTTGTATCACGAATACCTACTACCATGAAACAAGCAGGCGAACCATCAACTGTAACGCAGTATAATAGCTTTACATTGACATTACCTAATAGTGCATCTACAACTGAAACTGGAGGAGGGTTTAATTGTGTTATTGGACCTATCAATCAAAGAAGAGGATAATGATTAAATTTTTAAAAAAATTGTGGAAAAAATTATTTAGTAAAAAAGAAGTAGTAATAGAACCTACTCCTCAACCAAAGCCACAGCATTGCAACACCCATAATCGATTTAAGAAAAGCTGTATGGCTTGTCAGGAGGTTGTTAAATAATGGCTGGATATACACTCTCGGCATTAGAAGCCGACATTAGAAGTTATACTGAAGTAGACTCAACTATATTCACTGGTGCTGTTCTAAGCAGATTTATAGAAAATGCAGAAAATAGAATCTTTTTAGACCTTCCCATGGATTCAAATCGTAAAATGGCACTAGCTACTCTAGTTCCTGATAATAATACTATTAATGTAGAAGCGGGAGCTTTTTTTGTGAGGGCGGTAGAAGTATTTGAGTCCACAACCGCTACCACAGGAATATCTCATTTTTTACAAAAAAAGGATATTACGTATTTAAGAGAATATGTATCCAAATTAACGGGTCCTAAGGGAGGGCAATCAGCTCAGGATGTAACCGGTTTTCCTAAGTATTATGCGATGTTTGGAGGGGCTACAGGATTAGGAGCCACGACATCTGGAGGCTTGCTTTTAGCGCCTACGCCAGATGTGGCTTATAATTTCAGATTATATTACAATGAGCGGCCTGAAACTTTAGCGACTAAAACATCTGGAACTTATATTAGTTTATATTTTCCCCAAGGACTTTTATATGCTACCTTGGTGGAGGCTTTTGGTTATTTAAAAGGTCCAATGGATATGTTGACACTTTATGAAAACAAGTATAAACAGGAAGTACAGAAGTTTGCAGGAATACAACTTGGTAGACGAAGAAGAGATGACTACACAGATGGTACTGTTAGGATTCCAATAAAATCTCCGTCTCCCTAAAAGAGGATTAAATTATGGCAATAACATCAGCAATTTGTAACAGTTTCAAAGTAGAAATTTTAACCGGAACACACAATTTTACTGCATCGTCAGGTAACACTTTTAAACTGGCTTTATATTCCAGTAACTCAGCAACTTTAAGTAAATCCACAACTGCGTGGGCAGCAGCATCTGATCCCACAGCAGATCCAACAGATACCTACGAAGTTACAACAACAGGTTCGGGATATACTAGCGGAGGAAATTCTTTAACAAGTACAACTCCCGCTTTATCCGGCGATACTGCATGTTGTTTGTTTGCAAGTACTAGCTGGGGATCTACTGCGTCTTTTACAGCAAGAGGTTGTTTAATTTATAATTCAAGTGCATCTAATAAAGCTGTATGTGTAGTTAATTTCGGTTCAGACAAAACTGTAACAACTGGAACTTTCACAGTAGAGTTTCCAGCTCAAACTGCAGGTAACGCAATCATACAGATAGCATAAGGAGGACATCCTTATGCCTACAGTCACATCAGGATGGGGACGCTTAACCTGGGGTCAAGCTAACTGGAATGAATCAACAACATATGCTACCGGGTGGGGAGCTAAATCATGGAACGATGGTGCATGGGGTGAACTTAATGATGACCAAATTACTCTTGCCGGTCAATCAGCCACAGCAACCGTAGGAGTCCTTACCGCTTATCAACAACCTGGTTGGGGAACTTTAACTTGGGGAATTAATGGTTGGGGATCTGTAGAGGAAGCTAGTCTTACTCTAACTGGTTTATCTGCTACATCAACAGTTGGAAGTTTTACACTTCCAGATCAATTGATGGGGCTTACAGGGTTATCGGCTACATCCACTATTGGTTCATTAACTACAAAATCTGACACAACATTTACTTTAACTGGACAAGCCCTTATATCC